ACGCGTTCTTGGCACAGTATAAGGTTCCTTTTCGCTTTACGTTGGTAACGGATTGACCCGTTGCCATAAGGCATCGGGTGCAGGCGGATATACGTGGCTTGATACTGAACTCCAAGTTTGGAGACGGTATGAAAAGCAACGTAAGTGACTATCTGAAGTTGTTGGAGGTTGTCTATATAGACGCCTGCAACAAGTGCATCGCTGATGTCTCTGATTTACGTGACCTTGAAACTATAAGATCACGAGTTGAAAATCAGGGTTTTTCGTTTTTAACGATAACCCTTCCCCAATTCTGCTCAGACTTCGAAAGAAGCTTGGCAGAGGGATATATTGACTCAAATCGCTTTCAAGGTTTTCGAAAGCGACGAGCAATCCCTGCATTCTTGCAAGGTATGCTCAGTCAAATTTTCAACTATGAGACAGGGAGAATTTACGATGAACATCACGAGGATATTTCAACCATCATTGAATCTGTTAGGCAAATCTGCCTACTCTTCAAGAAAATTGAGATCGAGTGCTCGCCTAAAAGACTTGCGCTCGCCCTCGCTTCGTTCAAAGAAACGGAGCAATCTTTTGAAATGTTTTCATTGCCAGAAGAAGAATACAATGATTTTATCAGCGTATCTTCTGTACTGTGGGACAACATTATGGGTAACGTTAAGTTATCCGAATGCGTCTCCCGGCACGGTCCTGGCGCAACTGCTGAAGGTATTTCTGGAAATCAGAAATATCATTGGCAGCGGTGGCATGAACGCCTCGAGCCTTACTTCCCTCTATTAGAAACTGGATATCCGTTAGGATTACCACCTAATTCAGAGGAGCTCGATTTAGTAACGTTCGTACCAGAGGATGAAGAACAACCCGTAAGGGTTGTCTTCGTTCCCAAAACACTCAAAAGTCCCCGAGTAATAGCTATAGAGCCCTGCTGCATGCAATACACGCAGCAAGGGATTCGGGACGTTATTTATAACGTTATCGAATCTAGTGATATAACGAATGGTCATGTAAATTTTCGTGACCAGTCTGTTAATCAGAAGCTTGCTATTTACGCGTCGGCCTCTGGTCAATTAGCAACGATTGATCTCTCTGATGCAAGTGATCGCGTTCCGCGTGATCTTGCTTTAGAGATGTTTAGATCAAATCCCGATCTTCGGGACGCGATCGATGCATGTAGGTCTACCAGAGCTGAACTTCCGAATGGGGAAATTATTTCCCCGCTTAAGAAGTTTGCCTCTATGGGAAGTGCTCTTTGCTTTCCAGTCGAAGCCATGTACTTTTACACTATTTGTGTAATGGCTTTGCTTAAGGAAAGTAAGCTCCCTGTAACCCACCGAAACTGTTTTTCTGTTTCTCGTGGGGTTTACGTCTATGGTGACGACATTGTCGTTCCGTCGACGAATGCGATGAATGTTCTCGAATACCTGCGAAAGTACAATTGCAAGGTAAACGTCAATAAGACTTTCGTGAGCGGAAGCTTCCGAGAGTCATGTGGCGTCGACGCTTATGGAGGATACGAGGTAACACCTACGTATATCCGAAAATTGCGTCCTGAGAACATACAGCAAGCCGATAGACTCATTTCTTGGACTGCCTCTAGTAACCAGTTTTACAAAAAGGGTTATTGGAGGACTGCCACCTTTCTATGGAATATTATTGAGAAACGGGTCGGGCCTTTGCCCTACCTTAATTCTCAATACATAGAGGCACTTGATGATTATGAAAATCATCTCGTGGATCTGAGCTCCGGGCTTGGACGTATCACTTATTTGGGCTATCGCACTATTAACAGGTGGTCACCTGACCACTCTGCGAAAGGTGGGACGAATTACCAAAGGCCTGAAGTAATGGCCATGGTCCCAAGCCCAGTTTATCGTACTGATGAACTGGAAGGATACGCCGCTCTTAGTAAGAGTTTCCTAAACCTCGACACGTTGAAAAACATGTCGGTCTCTAGGGACGCTCTCCACTTGGAGCATTCTGCACTGCACGGCGCAGTTGCACTAAAACGCC